CCGACACAGATCGAACCGATCGACCCGTTCTCTGTCACAGTGAAAGAAAACCCCTCGACATATCGTCTCGAATATCATGTGGGCGGCAAAGAGATCGACCCCGACCAGATTATCCATTGGCCTGGGCTACTCCTTCCAGGACATCGAGTCGGGGTCACTCCCATCACATACGCTGCTGCACAGATCGGCATGGGACTCAACGCGCAAAGATTCGGCCAACAGTATTTTGTTGATGGTGTAAAAGCGAATGGTGTGATCTCTATGCCTTCCGCGAAAGGAACACCCGACCAGGCACGTGAAGTGAAAGAACGATTCGTTGAATCTGCACAGACAGCACATGAACCTGTCGTTCTATTCGGAGACACAAAATATACACCTTTGAATGTTTCCGCAGCTGACACACAATTCTTAGAATCCGCGAACGCTTCAGGACAGGACGTCGCACGATTCTTCAGTGTCCCAGCAGAACTCATCGGACTCGATAGCGGTTCATCGTTGACATATTCCAACATCGAATCACGGTCACGTCACGCGCTGCAATACACGTTGAATCCGTGGGCGGTCCGACTCGAAAAAGCATTGTCGACATTAGTTGCACGTCCAGCATATGTGAAATGTAACCGCGACGCTGCACTCGCAATTGATACAACAACCAGATACAACGCGAACTCGACAGGAATCAGAACAGGTTTCTTGACAGTGAACGAAGTCAGAGAATTAGAGGACAGACCGCCAGTTGATGGCGGCGATGTCACGCTATGGCCGCCATATGCCTTCGGGCAGGTCGGCCAAGATGAACCGTTAGGACAATAACAAAATGGCGAAATTACCAATCGAAAATCGTGCATTCACACAGATCAAAGAAGTCAGGGAAAACACTGACACCAACTCTGTGACAGTGCAAGGCTACGCAACAACATATGGCAGTTCCTATCCTGTCTATGGCGGACCCGATGCTGGCGGCTGGAACGAAACCATCGCACGTGGCGCAGCAAAAAAGTCGTTATCAGAAAACGCAGATGTCCGTTTCCTAATCAACCATGATGGCCTGCCGTTGGCACGATCGCCACGCACACTCACGCTTGAGGATGATGAGATCGGATTGTTCTCAGAGGCAACACTAGACATGGCGAACCCCAAAGCACAGGAAGTCAAAAGTGTTCTGTCGCGTGGCGATGCAGACCAGATGTCATTCGCGTTCAGGGTTGTCCGTCAAGAATGGAACGATCAAAGGACAGAGCGAATCATCCGTGAAGTTGAACTGCTCGATGTTTCTGTCGTGACTTACCCTGCGAACCCTGCAACACAAATCGGATTGCGCGACCAGATACTCGCCGACGCAGAATCACGTGCAACACCAGAACCAATCTCAACACCAAATCTTGACAGCATCCGCGATCTTATCGCCGCAGTCAAAAAGTAAAGACACGGCCACGCCGCTTATCACGCCGCACTATCGCACCTGATGGCACCTGTCCGCGCACAACAAAAAAACCATTCCAAACAAAGGACACACAGATGACACTATCTGAACAGGTCCGTTCTGCATTAGAACAAAAATCTATTGAACGGCAATCAAAACTTGACGCACTTGAAGCGCGTCAACTCGAAATCGAAACAATCACAGCGACAGAGAAACGTGACGCTTCAGACGCAGAACTCGAATCACTCACAACAGTGGCAGGCGAGTTACGCGAAATCGAAGCTGAAATCGAAAAACTCGAAGGACGCGCAAGCGAACTTGAGGACTTAGAGGCACGTCAAAAAGTATCTGCCGAAAAAGCAAAGGAAATCAGAATGCCAATCGTCGAGAACGTCAAAGAACCATTGACATATCGTGCAGATAACCAACACACAAACAACTTCATTGTTGATGCTTACCAGGCGCAACGCGGTGTGAACCCCGACGCTGCTCAACGTATCGCACGACATGAAGCTGAAATGCGTGACGTTGGAACATCTGCATTCGCTGGGCTTGTTGTCCCACAATATGCAACAGACCTCGTTGCTGAACTTGCACGTCCTGCTCGTAACCTTGCAGACAACGTGCGTCGTTTGCCTTTGCCTGGTGACGGTATGACCGTGAACATTTCACGAATCACTACTGGAACCGCAGTTGCAGTTCAAGCAACAGAGAACTCTGCTGTTCAGGAAACAAACATCGATGACACACTATTGACTGTGAACGTGCGAACAATTGCAGGTCAACAGGACATGTCACGTCAAGCTGTTGAAAGAGGCACAGGAACAGAGGACATTGTTGTCGCTGACCTTGTTGCTGCTTATCATGCGAAACTTGACAACTCGATCATCAATGATGACGGAACATCAGGAACTCACCTCGGAATCCGTTCGACCTCATCGATTGGAACATCGACATACACTGACGCTTCACCAACAGGTGCCGAGTTATATCCGAAATTGTTCGAAGCTGCTGCCGCAGTTTCAGCAGGTATCTATTCTCCAGCAACAGCGTTCGTGATGCACTCACGTCGTTGGTACTGGCTAATGAAAGAACGCGACAGTTCATCTCGACCGCTCGTTGTTCCTTCAGAGAACGGACCAATGAACGCATTCGGTGTTGGCAATCCAGGATACGGATTCGTTGGAAACATCGGCGGAATCCCAGTGTTGCTAGATGACAACATCCCAACAACAGTTGGCGGCGGAACAGAAGACGTCATCATCGCAACAGCGTTGAATGAACTATTCCTATGGGAAGAACAAGGTTCACCATTGTATCTCCGATTCGAAGAAACATTGGGCGACCAACTCACCGTCAAAGCAGTTGTCTACGGTTACTCAGCATTCACCGCTGGACGTCGACCAACAGCATCAGCAGTTATCTCCGGAACTGGCTTGGCCTCACCTACGTGGACCTAATAGCTAACTAGACCGCTTAGGGTCGCAGCGTCTCTCCACCTGGCGCTGCGACCCCTAAGCACCAACCAAAGGACATCCATGTCAAAAGAAACTGAACATCTCGAAGCGTTACAACGTGAACTCGCAGGCTACGAAAACAAAGGCATGACCGATCGTGCAGCTGAAGTAAAAAAAGAGATCGCGAAACTCACACCAAAAAAAGCTACACCAAAAAAGGCTGACAAATAAGTGCATCAAGCAGTGATCGATTTTGTAGCCAGACGGCTACCAACAGACATCTCGAAAAACCATAGCGTTGTCGAGTTCGGTTCGCGTGACGTGAACGGAACAATCAGACCATTGTTGGGCGCAGCCCAATATGTCGGTGTCGATATTGAACCAGGACCAAACGTCGATATTGTGATGGACGCAAAACGATATGACGGTCCAGCCGATTTCGTGTTATGTCTCGAAACATTAGAGCATTGTGATGGCCTCGATGATTTTGTTGATGCGATTGTCAGGAACGTGAAACCCAAAGGTCGAGCGTTGATCACAGCTGCAACAACAGGCCGTCGGCCTCACAGCGCAATTGATGGTGAACAGTTACGCGAAGGCGAATACTACGAAAATGTAACGTGTGAGGCATTAGAGGCAGCGGTCGCTAAGACACGCGGCCAGATACACTACAAAGAGATCGACACTATCGTCGGCGACATCAGGGTTGAAATCCATGTCGACTGACCTTCTAACACTTGGCGAGGCGCGTTCCGCATTAGCTATCGACCAGACATTCGCAGGGTCCGATGATCTGCTGCGAACATATATCTCTGCAATTTCGAAACGACTCGATGAAGCATGTGGCGCGATCGTTCAACGTACAATCACAGATGAACTATATGACGGCGGCTCAACAATATGGTTGAAAACAAAACCTGTCGCGTCGGTCACTACCGTCACCGAATACGACGGCATCGTCCCGACCGTATTAACACGACAGACAAACACAACCGAACCCTCAGATGGTTATGTCCTGGAACCTACCAAAGGGAAATTGATTAGGACATCATCTGGAACAAAAACAATTTTCGAGCCAGGACTACAAAACATCAAAGTGACATATGTTGCAGGCAGATACACAACCACCGCAACTGTTGACCCTCTATTCAAAATAGCTGCACAATCATTCTTAGCGCACGTCTGGAAAATGAACCAGGGAATGGGAACATCGACCTATGGTGACTACGACGGCGGATTCGCCGTGATCACTTACGCGCTACCAAACAGAGTGAAAGACCTGTTAGGTTCCGAAATCCAGACCCCATCGATCGCATGATCACAATCCGTCAGGCACGTCAGGAACTGTTCGAAGTTTTCGCAGCAAACAATTCAGGGAAACCACAAACATGGTTGCAAGGACTTGTCACAAGAATCTATGACCATGAACCATTCGGCGGCCTGTTAACTAAACCTGCATCGATCACGATCAGGACAGGCGGACTCACCTCAGAGGACATCGTTCTGGAATTGCGCATCTATGTTGACGCATCTAACGATGCACGAAAATCTGCTGATCTGCTCGACGAAATCATCGAACTAATCGAAACAGGCAACACACAACACGGCCAGTCATTCTCTTATATTCCAGCCGAGTTCACGATCGGCGAATGGGAAACCACCTTCGAAGAAGAATTAAAAGCATGGGGTGCGATCTGTCGCATCAACAGAGGACGGACAGACTTTTGAAGTTTTTCGTCGTGAAACCAGGACCGAAGTTCTCAACAGAGGACGTCGCCAATGGATGGATTAAAGCACTCAGGAATCTCGGCCATGACGTCTACGATTGGGACTTAGGGCAACGGCTCCAATTTTTCCAGGACGGATTCGAAGCGTTACGGCCAACACCGCCAGATGGCGAAAGACAGTATTCTTTGCAAGATGTCGCGATCAACGCAACAGCAATGTTGCAAGGTGCGATCTGGGAATACGACCCTGATGTCATATTGATTATGACAGGACTCTATTCGCCGCCATCATTCTACGAAATCGCTAGACGCAACGGACACAAAACCGTGCTGTTCGTCACAGAGAGTCCGTATGAGGATGATCGTCAGATACCTCAATCGCGTTTCGTTGATATGGTTGTCATAAACGACACAAAAAACTTGGACCTATTCGCGGAACAAACAAAGGCCGTCTATTACGGCCACGGATTCGACCCCGACATCCATAAACCTGGATTGCCAGACCCCGACCTGATCTCAGAGTTCTGTTTCGTTGGGCATTGTTTCCCTGAACGAGTCGAGTTTTTCGAACAAGTCGACTGGCACGACATCAACGCATCATTCGCAGGTAACTGGATAGGCACCAAAACGGATTCTGTGATTCGTGACATGTTGATACATCCAGTGACTGACTGCATCCTGAACCCCGACGCCGTCAGGTTATACCAGTCATCGTTGATTAGCGCGAACATATACCGTCGCCAGAATACTTTCGAATACGACGGCCATTCATGTGGACCCAGGGAAATTGAACTCGCGGCGACAGGAATCTTTTTCTTGAGAGAATCACGGCCAGAATCCGACAGTCTATTCCCGATGCTACCAACATTCGAAAACCCAAAAGATTTCGAAACAAAACTTCGATGGTGGCTCGCCCACCCCGATGAAAGACAAAAAGCAGCCGATGAGGCTCGCGACGCAGTGCAACACAGAAACTTCACTGTGCTCGCACAACAATTCTTATCAGACCTAGAAACACTATAAAGGACAACAAATGCCAACTTCAGAAAGATTCACAGGAAAAAACGCACGACTCTACGTTGCGACATCATCCTCAACAGCTGCGATTCCAGCTTATGCAATCAAAGAGTTCGAATACAACACATCGTTCGACGCGATCGATGTGACATCATTCGGCGATGACAATATGACTTATCTTGCAGGCGCAACGGACTCATCTGGTTCGTTCTCAGGATTCGTCGATAAAGCATCTGGGAATACTTTCCAGAACTCGATCAACGGTGACGCTCGAAAGTTCTACTTCTACATCGACCTAGCAAACGACCCGACAAAATACATTTACGGAACAGCGATCTGGTCATGGACCGAATCGTATTCACGTGCAGGTGCGTCGGAAGTTTCAGGTTCCTGGAACGCAGCTGGCGGCGTCTATAAAACCTGGTAATGGCCGAGCGTTATCACGCTGATGTTTCAGGGTTGAAAGAATTGCGGCGTGATCTAATCAAAGCAGATAAACGCTACGGTCCAGAGATCAGGAAAGTGTTGAAAGAAACAGCCGAGATTGTCGCGTCAGACGCACGAGGTGATGTCCCAGTCCTTACAGGACGCGCATCACGATCAATCAAAGCTGGAACGTCTGGCGCGAAAGCAGTCATCAGAGGTGGAACAAAAACAGTTCCTTACTACGGTTGGCTAGATTTCGGTGGGACAATCGCGCCGCGTGGAACCGCAATCACACGAACAAAACTCAAACGAGGCCGTTTCATATATCCAGCAATCGCACGGAAACTCCCAGTCGCGGTTGAATATCTGCAACGCAACATCGCGAAACTAATAACCAAAGGAACCTAGATGGCAATCAAAGTGGAACTAGATGTCGAATACGAAGGCGAAACAACATCAGTTGTTGTCCGCCCGAAATCTTTCAAAGAGTTCGAAACGACACAAAAAAAATCGTTCATCGACTATACAGAAAACCCTGACCTGACAGGAACCTATTGGTTGGCGTGGCATTCGTTCAAACTTAAAGGACTCACAACAAAATCGTTCGATGATTGGCTCGACGGCCTCGACGATGTACAGGTGAAAGTTATCGGTGAGGAACACCCAAAAGATCAACCCGATCTGTCATCCGATACTACATCGGACTAGCAGTCGCCTTAGAGGCATTCACCTATCAGGACCTATTGGAACTGGACTCTGTTGAACTAGCAACATTGGAAGACATTTTGAGAGAGAGAGAACAGCAACAAAAACAATGAGCGGCGCAGTAAAGATCACTTTCATCGGCGATTCGTCGAACCTGAAAAAAACATTAGGCGAAATCAACCGTCAAGTTGCTGGGACTGAATCATCGTTTGGGAAACTCCAAAACCGTTTCTCTGCTGCACGTGGACCTGCACTAGCGTTCTCTGCCGCATTAGGGGTCGCAACTGCTGGTGTTGTCGCGTTTGGCTTGTCATCTGTTAAGGCATACCAGGAATCTGTCGAGGCATCAAAGAAACTCGAAACGAACCTTTTGAATGTCAAAGGCAACACGATGGGAAACGTGAAAGCCATCCAAAAGATGGCCGCTGCACTCCAGAAAAAGGGTGTTATAGAGGACGACGCAATCATCGCTGGTGCATCACAGCTCGCGACGTTCAACCTGCAAGGCAAAACAATCCAAAAGTTGACACCAAAAATTGCTGACATGGTCGCACAACTCAAAGGCCACAACGCTACTGCTGAGGACATGGTTAAAGTCAATAACCTGATCGGGAAAGTAATGACAGGAAATGTCGGCGCACTCTCAAAATATGGTGTCACTCTGAATGATGTCCAAAAAGAGCAAATCAAAAACAGTGATGAAGCTCAACGTGCAGCAACCATCGTTGAGGTATTAGGTCAGAACTACGGCAAAGTGAATGAGGCGTTACGAAAAACACCTCAAGGTCGTATCACTGCATTGAAAAACCGTTTCGGCGATCTGAAAGAAACAGTCGGAGAGTTCATCGCCCTGAAAGTTTTCGAGCCAATCACGAAAGCACTCGACAAGTTTTTCGACAAGATCGACGAAAAAGGCGGACCGTTCAAAGCACTCAAAAAAGTTGCGCAAGATAACTCGGCAGCATTCTCAGCATTCGCAGGTGTCGGCCTGACCCTGCTGACGTTAGGGTTCGCAGCGTTAGGTGTTTCAATCTGGACAGCTCTCGCACCGCTATTGCCTTTCATCGCTGCTGGCGCAGCATTAGGGTTGATTGCAGATCAGGTCGCGAAATCGATGGGCGGCTGGGACGTAGTATTCGGTAAGATCGCACCGCACCTGTCAGACATATGGGGTTCAGTTCAACGATTCATCGATGGTGATTTTTCGAAAGGACTATTCGGATTCGACGAAAACTCTGGACTAGTCAAGTTCGCGAAAGCAGTCCGACAAGGATTCATCGATTTACATGACGCGTTTAACGAATATATTCTTCCGATCTTTGAGGACGTGAAACGCAAAATCCGTGAGGAACTAATGCCTGCCCTTGCAGACATGGGAATCACGAGTGATGATCTGAAAACTATTTTGAAAGACTTAGCGATCGTCATTGGTGTCAGCATCCTGGTCGGATTCGGAATGGCTGCCGCTGCGTGTTGGATACTTGTCGAGGCAGTCACCTTAGTAGTGAAGTTCGTCGGGCTACTCACAAAAGCATGGTCATGGTTGATCGAAGGCCTCGGCGGCAAAGACCTAATCTTTGAATCACTAGCAGACGCATTCAAAATTATCGTCTTACCAATCACAATCGCGATCAACCTGTTCCGATCATTAGGTGACGCGATCTCGAATGTTTGGGAAGTGATGAAAAAGATCGGCGGATTCTTAGGCAAAGGTGGCAAAGTCGGCGCGAATGTCATGTGGAAAGTTTTCTCAGGTCAATGGATGACTGATGGATTCGCGATGGGTGGCGCGGTTGGCGCAGGTCAACCGATCAAAGTTGGCGAGGGTGGCGGACCTGAAATGTTCGTCCCTAATACATCAGGGACAATCCTGAATGCACGTCAGACTAGATCACTCGGCGGAACATATAACGTCACGATGAACATCCAAAAAACAGAACTCACACAACGCGATGTGATGGTTGCGTTGCAACGACTCGAAAGTCTCCACGCAGCATGACCGAAACATTCGTCTGGACTGACCCTGATGGGACAGAAACATCGTTACAAGTGGAACGCCAAACTCAGGGACGTTTCGCGCCGCCAACTAAGTTCGTTACCGATACAAGTCCGACGATGCCTGGTTCGTTGATGAGGTCAGCTCGACACGAATCACGACGCATTGTTGTTCCGATAGTCATCCAAGCATCGACACCAACCTTGTTGCGTGACAGCCTCAGAGACCTGAACTATGCACTCGACCCTGTCCGAGGACCAGGAACACTCACCGTCACAGGACCCGACGGATACGACCGCATCGTGAACGCATACCTTGAAGACGGAATGGGACTCGACGAAACCCTGAACGAAACCACAAACGGAAAAACCTGGCAACGAGCATCACTCCAATTCTTTTGTGAGGAACCCTACTGGTTAGATGCAACATCAACATCAGAAACAATCGGCTACGCAGCAACCACATCAACTTTTTTTCCGTTATTCCCTCTGATCTTGACATCATCATCAGTGTTTGGTTCCGCCACGATCAACAACACAGGTGACGTTCAAACATGGCCACGCTGGACTGTCACAGGACCTGGGTCGGCAATATATATTAGGAACCTCACATCAGACGAAATGATATATCTCGACACAACATTGACCGCAGGTGAAACCATTACGATTGACACTGCACCTGGAATCAGGACAATCACAAAGAATGACGGGACATCGTTGTTCTCTGCGATGTCAACCGATTCTGTCCTATGGCCTCTGATCGTCGGCAACAACCGTGTTCAACTCGAAATGTCCAGCGCGACCGCGAGTTCATCAATCGCGTATTCATATGAGCGTCGTTGGTTAAGTGCTTAACAGACGGCCAACAGTATATGTCCGCGACGCGAACCTGGACTATGTAGCACAACTCGACTTCTTTGATTCTTTGAAATGGGTTGACGCCTACAATTTCAAAGATTCACCAGGCGGATTCGAACTCACTATCAACGCCGATGATCTCGCAACAACATGGTTGAGAGATACAGGTTCAGGAATAGTCATCTTAGATGGCGACAGTGTGATGTTCTCTGGTTACACAACCAAAATTGAACGGCAACAGAACTCGGACCGTTCACAATATATATTTACAGGCCAGGACGATTCAGGGTTGCTCGCCCAACGACTCGCACACCCTCAACCAGGGTCGACCGCCCCACCTTATTCGACGACAGAATACGACACACGCACAGGTGTATGTTCCACAATCCTGCGACAATACGTCGATGTAAACCTGGGAGCCTCAGCGGTAACGTCACGCAAAGACACTCGCGTGACGTTAGGTGCAGACCCAGCAGTCGGAACAACCGTGACAGGCAACGCAAGATGGCAACAGCTCTCAGTGCTACTCAACGAACTCGCCACTATCTCTGGCGGTGTCGGCTACAAAATACGACAGTCGGGTTCGAATCTTGAGTTCCAGACTTTCGCGCCGACCGATCTGACAGACACAATCATTTTCTCTGTTGGAAATGGGACACTCGCGACGTTCTCATATACGGTCGAATCGGGTGCAGGTAACTATGTGTTTGCTGGCGGCCAAAACGAAGGAACCTCACGGACAATTGCTGAAGGTTACGACGGAGACTCTGTCACACGATGGGGTCGCCGTGAAATCTTTCGCGACGCAAGAGACGATTCAACAGCGGCGTTGCTTGCAGCGTCAATCACTGATGAACTCGAAAACAGTTCCGACAAAGCATCAGTGACGTTCCAGCCGATCGATATTGGACAGCAACAGTATTGGACCGATTATCAGACGGGCGATCTCGTCACGGTCGTGATTGATGGTGTTGCGTTCCAAAATCCTGTGATCTCTGTCGAATGCACTTTGAACAATGACGGCCTCACTGTCGTTCCAACAGTTGCAACACCAAACAATTTCGACACTCTCAAAATGACCGACCAGATCGCCCTACACAACAGGCGCATCCGTAACCTCGAAAGACGATAACAATGGCAACAACCGCATCCGAATACTATTTTTTCGACAGTGGCGCAGGCAGCTCAGTGACCGAATCAGGCTGGCGCAAAGCAATGGGCGGCGTGATACAGACAGGAGTTATCCCTAGCTACCTCAACGAACTCGAAGTCTACGGCGA